TCACGGCAAGCTGTGCCTGACCTATCCGGCCGAATGGCGCCGCTACGGCCGGGCTGCGGGCCCGATGCGTAACCAGCGCATGCTCGACGAGGGCCAGCCCGATGCGTTGCTCGCAGCGCCCGGGAGCCGCGGCACTGCGGACATGGTCAGGCGCGCGCGCGCGTGCGGCCTGCCGGTGTACGAGCTGCTGGCATGATCCTTACCCGTCGCGGATTCCTGGCGGGGCTCGCCTCGATCCCGGTGGCGGTCGCGGCCGGCGACCTCCTCTGGCTGCCCGGCCAGAAGATCATCTCGCTGCCGCCGGCTCCCGTGTGGGTCGACATCACCGATGAGATACAGTTTATCGTCCGGCGCGCCTTCGTCCCCAAAATAGTTCAGCAAGTTTTCAACACTTCGCCAGTCATGGCCGCGCTCATTAGCGAGCAGCGCCGCAAGGAACTCGACGCGATGGTTGAGCGCTATCTGCCGGGCCTGCCGGAGACTTACACTATCGAGTTCAAGCCACTCGACGATTTGCCGATGGTGCCCGTCGACATCTGGAAGCGCGCGTGACGACGCTGTTTGATCGCTCGAACTTCGACGATTTTTGTCGCGCGCTGCGGGTCAACACCAAAGAGCGCGGCCTAATCCGCCTGGGCGATCAATTTTTGGGCACGCAGAAGCGCGTGCTGCTCGAAATGCAACGCGGGTTCGACAAGGACATCCACGACTTCATCGTTTTGAAGTGCCGCCAGATCGGCATGTCGACCCTGACGCTGGCGATGGATCTATATTGGATCCAAAAATTCAAGGGCATCCAGGGCGTGCTCGTGTCGCAGGACGACGGTACGCGCGACTCGTTCCGCGCCACGCTGCAGATGTACTACGACGGTCTGCCGGAAGACTACCGTGTCAACGTCACATCGCACAATGTCAATCAGCTCGTGCTCTCCAACACGTCGATGCTTCTGTACCGCGTGGCTGGAACTCGAAAGACAGGTGGAAGCGGAAATCTCGGACGGTCTGCCAGCCCATCTCTTATCCACGGTACTGAGGTCTCTAGCTGGGCTGACCCAGAGGGACTTGCCTCGTTACGCAACGCCATGTCGGAGACCTCGCCCCGTCGCCTGTATGTTTGGGAATCGACGGCTCGTGGCTTCAACATGTTCTACAACATGTGGCAAGCCGCGAAGAACGCCGTCTCGCAGCGCGCGATTTTCGTGAGCTGGTGGGCCAACGAGTTATATCGCGCACAGCGCAACGGCAACCAATTCGAGGCGTACTGGGGCGGCACGGGCCGCATGTCACAGGAGGAGAAGCGCCGCGCGCGCGAAGTCAAACTCCTCTACAGCATCGAGCTGACGCCCGAGCAGGTCGCGTGGTATCGCTGGTACGAGACCGAGAAGTGCTCGGGCAACGAACTCATGGCGATGCAGGAAATGCCTTGGACCGAGCACGAGGCATTCATCGCTACCGGATCAAAATACTTCACGTCGCGCATCATAAGCGCGCTGCACAAACGCGTGCGCTCGCTCGCGACGCCGCAGTTGTTCCAGTTACGGTTCTTCCGCGACTTCCACACGATGCGGATCGAGGAATCAAACGAGCGGCAGGCGACGCTGCGCGTCTGGGAGGAGCCGGTCAAGGGAGCCTACTATGTCCTCGGCGCAGACCCAGCTTACGGCAGTTCTGAGCATGCTGATCGTTTCGTGGTCTCTGTATGGCGCTGCTACGCCGATCGCATCGTGCAGGTGTGTGAATTTGTCGATCCTGATCTGGCGCCCCACCAGTTTGCCTGGGCGATGGTCTATCTGGCTGGAGCATTTGATCCTTGTCTGGTGAACCTGGAGATCAACGGTCCCGGCGCGGCCGTTTGGACCGAGGTCGAGAACCTGCGCAAGCAAGTGATGCTCGGGCAGGGCGCTGACTACGGCAGCTTCAAAAACATCATCGCTAAGATGCGAACGTACCTGTGGCGCCGCATCGACTCGATCACGGGCGGCCCTACCGCGAAGCACACGAAGACGACCGCGTCCGAGATCGAGCGGTACATGGGCATCTACAAAGATTACGTCGAGCGCGAGATGGCCGAGGTGTGCTCGCAGCAGCTCGTGGATGAGATGCAGGAGTTCGAGCGCGACGACGGCGGCTCGATCGGCGCGTCCGATCGCGCCAAGGACGATGCCGTCATTGCCGCGGCGCTCGCTGTGACCGCGTGGAACGACGCGCTCCGTGGTATGTTGATGACTAAGGGCCTGACCTACGCAGCGTCTCATGGCGAGCACGCCGAGGGCGGCGCTAATGACGTCACGCGGTATGCGCTCAACAAGATGTTCCAACGCGTCGGGATCGTGGGACGTCCCGACAAGGTGATCCCCGGTGTCCGATACGGTGTGCCACCCACACACAGATCCGGCGCTCGCCGCTGAGTGTCGCGTCTGGCTCCAGGAACTGTTGGATAACTCGGCGTGGGGTTTCGATAGCAAACAGGCGCGCAAGGCGCTCGTTCGGTTCCTGGATTTTGAAGGGAACAAAGTAAGCAACTTGCGTCGCATGGCGAGCGGGCGCGTGTGGATCTACCCGCGCCAAGCGGTGCGTATGCACGCGCGCATAACCGCCATCCGCGAGGGCCGCTGGCGGGCCGAGGATGGCGTCATGGTCTGGTGCGATCCGCCGCGGCCGGTGCCGCGGGTCGCGCGCGCCACGGCAATGCTTGACTTTCGCGGCGTGCACCTCGGGATAATGCCGATTGAACCCCCGCGGCCGCGTATGCCGAGCCCGGACAGCCTGTTCAAGGGGGCGAGACGATGATCATCAAGGAATGGGAGTGCGCGGCTCATGGCCCCTACGAGGCGCCGGAGCCTTCATGTCCGCACGGTTGCCCGGAGCGCTTCCAGCGCCGGGTGATCCTGACGGCGCCAGGTACGCGCTCGGACAAGACGAAGCGTGCCGACTGGGCGATCAATGCGCTCGCCGAGGACTATGGCTACACGGACATCAACAACTCGCCGTCGCGGGCGAACTCCGTGGCCGAGTTCGCGAAGAAACACGACAAGCTGAAGGACCAGAAGCCGGAGTGGCAGGACGTGCCACATGCGGATCCCGGTTTCTCACGCGACAAGACCATCACGGTGCCGACCGTGACCGCGGCGCAGTTCGGCGCGCAGCCCGTGTCCGATGCGATGACGATGCTCCAGGGCCGCAAGGGCCGCAGCATCCCGACGATCCTGCATCGCGCGAAGGAGTGACATGCGGCTCCCGGAGAAGTGGCTCGAACGGGCGATGTTCTATGACGAGATGATCCAGCATTGTCTCGCGAGCCAAGCCGAGCGTCGTGATCGCAACCGCGTCCAGCGCCAGTACTACATGTACGGCACCGGCTCGGAGATGCAGCAGAACGCGGTCTTCAACTACATCTACCCGCTGATCGACCAGCTCTGCGCGTTCATTTTCTCGACCGAGACGACGCGCTTCAGCGCTGAGTTCCCCGGCCATGTGTCGCCCGAGGAGCATGCCAAGGGCCCGGCCATCGCGAAGGCCGTGCACGACGAGTGGCTGCGGTCGAACGGCGACATCATGTTCCAGCTCGCTCTCAAGAAAGGTCACGTGTTCGGCTCCTCGTTCCTGAAGCTGCGCGCGAAGACCGACGAAGGTCTGCTGACCGTCGAACCGTTCATCATCGACCCGGGCGACATCGGCGTGCTGCGCGAGGATCTGCCCGGGCTCCATCGCCAGGAAGCGTTCGTCCACACGTACGAGATCACGCTGTCGCAGCTCATCAACGAACTGGAGGAGTGCGGGCATCCGAACGTGCACGAGATCGCGACCCAGGTGTCCGCCTATGCGCGCGCCCCGCGCAACGCCGGCTCCGGCATGGATCGCGTGATCACCTCCGCCTCGAACCCGATGATCGTCGGCAACCTGGACTTCAGTTTAAACGTCGTCGACCGTTACCGGCCGAAGGTCGAGGCGCCGACCGCGTCGATGCGCGAGCTGTACATCTGGGATGACGCGCTCGCCGACTACCGCGTCGTGACGGTGGCCGAGCCTGCAATGGTGATCTGGGATCGGCCGATCAAGCGCATGTGGACGCCGCACGAAGTCCCGTTCATCCAGATTTGCCCGAACCCAAGCGACGATTACTTCTACGGCATCGCGGACTGCGAACGGCTGATCGGTCTCCAGCAGATGCTCAACGACCGCTGCTCGCAGATCCAGCACCTCTTGAATCTGCACGCGCGCCAGCCGAAGGCGTTCAGCGGCTTCCCCGGCGTGGTCGACGAGATGGCGTTCGCTACCGACAGCCCGGGCGGCTATGTGCAGTCCGACATGCCGGGCGCGAAGGTTGACATGCTCGCGCCCGAGCTGCCCGACGACCTGTTCAAGGAAGTCAACCGCATCGTGCAGATGATGGAGGAGACCGTCGGCATCTCGAACGTGATGCAGGGCAAGGGTGAGACCGGTGTGCGCTCGACCGGCCACGCGTCGCAGCTTCTGCGCGTCGGCGCCTCACGCGTCAAACAGCGCGCGCTCGTGGTCGAGGACGACTTGGAGAACGTCGCCACGAAATACTGGGAGGCAATCCGTCGCTTCTCCACGAAACAGATCGCCGAGGAAGCGAAGGACGGCGTGCGGTTCCTGCCGGCGCAGGCGCCGCGCGACATCCAGATCAAGGTCGACGCGCACTCGAATTCGCCGATTTTCGTCGAGGACAACCGCCAGCTCGTGTTCGACCTGCTCAAGATGCAGATCATCGACAAGAGCGAGGCTCTTGACTTACTCGACCTGCCTCAGCGTCAATATCTAAAGTCGCGGCTGGAGAAGGTGATCCAGCCGGCGCTTGAGGCGCAGGCCGCTGCGGCCGCACAGGCACAGCAACCGAAGCCTCCAGGAAGGCCCCGGCTGGTGACTCCACCGGGCGGGTGAAGCGAAAGATGACCGGCATCGGCCGGTGGTCCCCCGCAAGGGGTGGGTCCGAGGCATCGGACGTACTTCGCACAGGAGGCAACATGGCTCGCAAGCGTCGTGGTCGCGGCCGCCGGAAGCGCCGGTAAGACCCGAGGGGCCGCTCACCCCGTCCTTACCTCCGTCTGTGAGCGGCCCCTCTTGACAAGCTGCATGGGGTCATAGGCTATAGTCCTGACGCCATGCCCGACAGCACAGCGTCGACTCCTCCCGTACCGAACCCTGGCGCCGCGCCAATGGGGACGTTCAACGCCCCCGACGGCGAGCGCGAGGCCGCGAAAGTGGCGATCCACGCGGCCCGACGGGTGCTCCTTCAGAACGCGCTCAAGTTTGAACCCGGGTCCGATGAGGCCCGCTGCCTGATGAAGGCAGCTAAGTCGCTGACGCGCGTCTTCAAAGACTCTGAGGACACGGCTGACGAGTTGAATCCGGCGCTGATAAAGCACTACGTCGCACAACTGCTCGGGCCATCGCCTGCCCCGCGTCCTGGTGCGACGCCGCCGGGCGGGCCTACGCCCGGACCGCGTCCGGGCGCTTTACCAATGGGACCAGGCGCACAGATGGGCGCCATGCCGGGCTAACAGGAGATCGCAATGGCAGGCAACAAGCTGTTCAATCCGTCGGAGTCGCTGGTCATCCGTGGCCCGCTCGACAACGGCCATCTTCACGGCAACGTGTTCAACCCGCCGCGATTTGCGCAGCTCGGCGGGCTCGACGCCGCGCACAAGACCGGGCTCTACCGGAATCTCGCCGGCGCCTACAAGAACGAGATGGTCATCCGCGGTCCGGGCGCGACGCTGCGCGAAGTCCCGATGCACGGCCCCGAGGGCCGGCGCGCGGGCACGAAGTAACAGGAGGCGAACATGGCTGAGGAAGGGCACGCAAAGCCAGCCAATCAGAACGGCGAGATATTGGACCGCTTGTATCGGTCCAACGCCGGCGTCCGCAAGATCGTCCAGCGGGAGCTGAAAAAGGAAAACCCGGCGCTGGTTTTCCCGGAGCTGGAGATCGAGGACGCCGTCGAGAAGGTCTCGGAGACGTTCGGCAAGAAGCTGGAGGACACGTCCAACGAGCTGCAGCGCGAGCGCGCGGCCCGGGCGCGCGACAAGGTCCACCAGCAGTGGAAGGACGAGGGGTACGAGCCTGACGACGTCGAGGCCGTGATCAGGGAATTTGGCTTGGAGGGATCGAACGATCCGTTCAAGGCGGCGAAGAAAATCCTCGACGCGCAGCGTGTTGTTGCCGTCAATGAGGCGAACGTCAAGGACAATGGGCGCATGCGCGTCCAGGACGACTGGAAGGCCATTATGAGCAAGCCCGATGCGGTGATTACCGCGAAGGCGCGCGACATCGCCCATGCGGCGGTCGACGACGTCATCGCGGCGCGCCGCGCCGAGGCTTCGAGGTTCAGACCGACGAAGTGACATGGCACGTTTTGACGCAAATCATCGGGCGAGCATGAGCGCGGCGTTCAAGGCGTCGCCTCGTCACAAGTCTAAGCATCAGGCCGGTCCTGACAATCACAATTGGCAGGGCGGCTGGGGCTTGGACAAGAACGGCTACGTGCGCTCGATGCGAAACGGCAAGTGGGTCATGCAGCACCGCGAGGTGATGGAGGCGCATCTCGGGCGCAAGCTCGAATCGTATGAACACGTCCACCACAAGGACGGCAATCGCGCGAACAACGCGATCGAGAATTTGGAATTGTGGGGTGTTCGTAGGCAGCCGAAGGGCCAGCGACACGAAGACCTCATCGACTGGGCCATCGCGCTACTTGTGCGTGATGGCTATATAGTAACTCGGCCGAGCAGCGGGGAACGCGCACAGCTCGATTCTGACAACACGACGCGCGTCGTCGTGAACTAGGAGAACGACCGTGCCCGTATTCGGACAGGGAATAATTCCGGCCGCCGGTTCCATCGCGAACGAACTGACGTACGTCACCCGGCGCGCGTTCATTCCGAAGCTGGTCGTCCAGCTTTACAACACGTCGCCCTTGTGGGCGGCGCTACTCGCGAACGCGCAGACGGCGAGCGGCGGTGTCAGCTCCGTCTCGGTGCCGGTCCAGGGTCAGGCGTTCGTCAACTCGCAGTTCACGGACTACTCGGGCGCCTTCGCGCAGCCGCTGGCCCAGCAGGGCGCGTTCCTCGCGGAATTCAACCTCAAGGCGCTCGTGACGCCGATCCCGTTCCTCGGCCTCGAAGGCGCGGTGCAGCTCGACCATGCGATCGTCCCGCTGATCGAGGCGCGCATGAACGACTCGACGAACTCCATGTCCGAGGCGGGCTCGATCGCGATCTGGAACAACTACACGAACACCCAGCAGTTCGTGGGCCTGCCGGGCGCGGTCGACGACGGCACGAACCTCGTGACGTACGGCAACATCAACCGCACGGCGAATACGTGGTGGAAATCCACGGTCGTCAACACCTCGTCCGCGAACGCCACGCGCGCCAACGCGCTACAGTGGCTCGCGACGGTGAACAAGTACGGCGCCGAGATGCCGACGTTCGGCATCACGGACTTCGGAACCTGGGTGAAGCTGGCGCAGGACTTCGTCGGCATCGAGTCGCTGCAGATGCAGCCCGGCATGGGCTTCGACTCGGATGCGGATCGTCCGCGCTC